GGGTATCGATCTCGAACAGGATGAGAAGTTATCCGAGGATATGTTCACTGAGATCTCGGCAATGCTTCCAGAGATCTTCTCTCCCGCTGACGTAGATGAAGACTTCCTGTTGGAAAAGACTGAGAAGTGGTGCCAGGAACGTGCACTGCATATCGGGATCATGAAGTCTATCGATATCTTGGATGGTAAAGACGAAAAGCTAACTAAGAATGCCATCCCTGATCTGTTAACTGAAGCGTTGGGTGTTGCCTTTGATTCGTATGTAGGTCACGACTATATCGATAACGCCGAAGAACGTTACGAGTTCTATACTCGTGATGAGGAGAAGCTTCCGTTCGATCTGGATAACTTCAACAAGATCACCAAAGGTGGTCTACCCGATAAGACGCTGAACATCGCACTGGCAGGTACAGGCGTGGGTAAGTCTCTATTCATGTGTCACGTTGCCGCCAGCTCAATGCTTCAGGGTAAGAATGTCTTGTACATTACCATGGAGATGGCTGAGGAACGTATCGCTGAACGTATCGATGCCAACCTACTTGACATTCCAATCGATCAGTTGGAGAAACTTCCCAAGACTATGTTTACTGAAAAGGTCAATGCTATCGCTAAGAAGACCGTAGGTAAACTGATTGTCAAGGAATATCCAACCGGTGCAGCACACGTTGGCCACTTCCGTGCATTATTGAAAGAACTAAAGCTCAAGCGTTCGTTTGAACCTGATATCGTATTCATTGACTACCTCAATATCTGTGCATCTTCACGGATGAAGGCAATGGGTGGTGCAATTAACTCTTACACCTATATCAAAGCTATCGCTGAAGAACTGCGTGGCCTGGCGGTTGAATTTGCGGTACCTCTGGTTAGTGCAACGCAAACTACTCGTTCTGGTTATGGCAACTCCGATCCAGGACTTGAAGATACCTCTGAGTCGTTTGGTCTACCTGCCACAGCCGACTTAATGTTCGCCCTGATCTCCAATGAGGAACTGGAGCAATCAGGACAAATTATGGTCAAACAGCTGAAGAATCGATATAACGATCCAGGTCTATACAAGCGCTTTGTGGTCGGTATAGATAGATCCAAGATGAGACTGTTTGATATTGATGTGAAAGAACAAACTCTTGTAGATGACGGAATTCCCGTATTTGATAAAACGCCTTCCGGTGATAAATTTAAGGACTTTAAAATATGAACCAAACCGTGCTTCCCGTTGGCATCACCTCTTCCATGATCAATGCTTATCAAGATGGTACAGGCAAGAAGATGTCTGCACAAGATTTGATCGTGTATTGTGCTCGAGTCTCCAACCCTAACAATCAGAACAGTGATGCACCATCAGAGAAGCTTCTGAAGTATCTGATTGACCACAAGCACTGGTCGCCTTTTGAGATGGTTGATATGGTAATGGAAATCAATACGACTCGTGATATTGCTCGTCAGATTCTCCGTCACCGTTCATTCTCATTCCAAGAGTTCAGCCAGCGGTATGCTGATCCAACCAAAGACTTGGCCGTGTACATGCGTGAAGCACGACTGCAGGACCCTAAGAATCGACAAAACTCTATTGAAACTGACGATGCTGAACTACAGTGGGCATGGGAAGCCAAACAAAAACAAATTGTTCATGAAGCTCAGTTAGCATATAAGTGGGCAATTGGTAACGGTATTGCCAAGGAACAGGCACGTGCAGTACTTCCCGAAGGTAACATGCAGTCTCGTATGTACATGAAAGGTAACATTCGTTCTTGGATTCACTATTGTGAATTGCGGTGTGCTAATGGTACACAGAAGGAACATCGAGAGGTTGCCTATAAGTGTGCAGGTATCCTCAAAGATCATTTGCCATTCCTAAAGAACTGGTATAAGGAGTTACCTAATGCCTAAGATACTAATCTCTGAATATTGGATTCAAGATAATGGCGGACTAGTTAAGGTCTATAAAAACGGTTCTGGATATGAACTAATAGCAGAGGAAGATGATGGTACAGTCTTTCTTCACTCTAAAAATATTGCAACCTTAGAACAAGCGGAGAACAGAGCTGAAGAAATTGCTCTGTTAGTATGATATGAAAATTATTGCAGGACCATGCCAGTTAGAAAGAAACTCACTGGGCGTGGCAAGATACTGTCAGAACATGGCAGAGAAGTACGGTTTAGAATATTACTTTAAGGCAAGTTTCGATAAAGCTAATCGTACATCAATGGGTGCACAGCGTGGTGTTGGTTTGGAATCTGCCATGATTATCTTCGATGAGATTAAGGCGGAACTTGGATGTAAGATTGTAACCGATATACATACTACAGGACAGGCAGCTCTGATCAAAAGTTCTGTTGATGTACTACAAATCCCTGCTTTCCTGTGTAGACAGACTGATCTTCTGTTGGCAGCAAAGAACACAGGAAAGATTGTTAACGTAAAGAAAGGCCAGTTTTTAGCACCGTGGGATGTTGCTGGTATTCTGACTAAAGTGGGAGAAGAGAATGTCTGGATTACTGAAAGGGGCACTAGCTTTGGCTATAACACCCTTGTTAATGACTTTACTGGTCTTCAGTACATTGCTGAGAATTATACTACTCCCCTTATTTTTGATGCCACTCATAGCGTTCAGAAACCCGGTGGCCTCGGCGGTTCTTCTGGTGGTAATCGTAACTATGTACCTGCTTTGGTACGTGCCGCTGTTGCAACTAAGAATGTAGATGGCATCTTCGTTGAGGTTCATCCTGATCCTGACAACGCACCATCCGACGGACCAAACAGCTTAAACCTTCCACAATTTGAAATGGTATGCAGAGACATTCGTACTCTGTGTGATGCACTGGGGATTGACTAATGCGACTAAAACCAATTATTATTATTCCTGCACGTTATAACTCCAGCCGCTTCCCTGGCAAGATGCTAGAGAAGCTGGGTGACAAGACTGTACTCGAACAAACCATCGAGACTGGTAAGCGTACTGGTCTTCCTGTCTATGTTGCTACTGATGATCGACAGATTGCAGACCTGTGTATTCGCATTAATCAAGAATACGTAATGACAAGTCCTGACCATAAGAACGGTACTGAACGTGTAGCTGAAGCCATGGTCAAACTCATCGATAAGCACGGTGAGGAGTTTAGTAACGAGTTTGATTATGTAATTAACCTGCAAGGTGACTCTCCACTTATTCCGCATTATGTATTCAGTATGATGATGGAAGAGTATGAGCGCATGTATGCCTTTGACAAACCATTTGATGTCATCACTCCGACATTCAGAATGAATATGGAAACTGCTGAACGGTTCTTGGATTGCCGTGCAGAAGGCAGAGCTGGTGGTACGACTGTGGTAACTGATACCGATGGAGCTGCGCTGTACTTCTCTAAGGAGATGATTCCATATGGTGCAAACCTGACTAACGTACAGTCCACGTCTTCCAAGATTCCCATGTACTATCATATCGGAATGTATGCATACAAGCCAGAAGCTTTGTTTGAATACTCTATGCTAGAGGAAAGTCCACTAGAAAAGACTGAAGGCTTGGAGCAGATTCGATTCCTGGAGAACGGTTACACAATCCATTGCATGAAGATGAATCCGTTACACTTTGACTTTTGGGAAGTAAACAATCCTGAGGATATCGAGATCGTTGAAAAAAGTTTGCATCATGTGCGATAAAACTGTGTACAAAGGTTTTTAACTGTGGTATAAGGATAGGGTCTAACAAAAGGATTACACAAATGTTCTGCTACAGCGAAAACGAAAACCTCTCTCGTCGTTTCTCCGGCTCCTTCGACCCTTCTAGCTTTGACTCTAACCGCGTAATCTCCACACACCTACAAAACTATTTTTTCCTTAAATTCATCCTTCAAAAAAGCGATGATCCTCGTGAAAAAATCCAAGCTTCTAAAGAACTCACAATCTGCGAACGAAAAATAAACTACTGGAAACGTCAAGACAACTTCTCACAAACTCGATACGAACAAGACATCAAGAAATTCAAAGACTCCTTCCAACTGTAACCTAAATATCACACCCCTAATTTGATTTAGCAATAAGTCATTTTAGGGGTTTCTTTTTTGTGAATAGTGATTATATTATAATTATCACAACGTAAGGAATACACCACATGTCTGCTCAAACTTCTATTCAGCTCGACGTTTCTTCCGAAGCCTCTTTGGCCGATGTTCAATACTATGCTCGGGAATATAACTGTACCGCTGAACTTGTCACCGAGTTTGGCCCAGCCGGCGGAAACCCGGTTTACGAATTCTTCGGTCGACTCGAAGATCTTCAACGTCTCGAAGCAGAATTTTAACTGTTACTGAAATGTCACACCTCTAATTTGATTTTACACAAAGTCATTTTAGAGGTGTACTTTTCCGTGCAGAAGTACTATATTCATATTATCAACTGAGCAAAAGAGACTATCATGACTAAGAAGCAAAAACTCTCCGCCAAGGCCAAAGCCGCTGGCATGCGTAAGCAGATTCGCCTTGTTAAGAAAGAGCTGAAGGGTTTCAACGAAAAGATGGAAGCTCTTCACGTTCGGTTTACTGCACTCATCGAAGGATAATATAATGATGGAAAATCTAGTAAACCGTATTATTGCAGACAATGTCTGTGTGATTGAAGGTTCTGAAGCTGAACTTCTGGAAGCGGCTGGCATTATCGCTCAGTGGCGTATGGAGGAAGAGTGTAAGGAACGTAAGATTAACCATGCATGGATTCGTCAGCTCAATGATGCTGATTATGCCATCCGCCGCCGTGTAACTGAACTCAAAGCAATTGACTCTGCAACCGACTAAGGATAATATGATGATTGAACGTGTTGACACCAGCAACCAAGAAATGATCTTCATCAAGTTTGAAGACTCTGATGAATTTGTTCAGGTTAACACTATGGACTCTGCATGGAAAGAAATCCTGGATCGTGGTCCGGATACTCTGGAATACATCGAGACCTGGGACCCTGAAAAGGAAGAGCGTGCAGCTGCTCGTGCAAAAGCTGCAGATATCGATGACTTAAAGCTTATGTAAAAGAGGTGTACATGGAAGCTCACATAATGTATGATGACAAATTGTCAGACTTAGAAAATGATTTAGTTCTTCGCATTGCGCGATTTGCTCGTTCTCGTGGGTTTGACTATCATCAAGCGGCTTACACACCGGAAGGTCGTCGTGCAGCTGCTAGACTCTTTTGGGATCACTACTTTGAAACAGAGGTTGAATTATGAGTAATCAACGTGCCGGACGTACCTACCGCGCTGCAGCTAACGACAACAGCGGTATGGGTGTCTACCTTTTCTTCAAGAATGCTGCACAAGCCCTCAACGAAGCCGGATACGAAGACCCGGCTTTCTACTTTGAACAGATCGTCGATCACCTCCGCGACGGCGGTGGTCTCCCCAAAGACAAACGTGAAACTGAGAAAGTACTCGGACTATGAACTACGTGGCTAGCGAGGCGGACATTCGGTTCGCCTCCAACTTGGTTGTTATGGTGAACTCGCACCTTAAGTCAAAAGGCAAGGGTACACCCTATGATTTGGTCATCAAAGATCGGAATGGAGTAAAAGAAGCATATGTTAAATTAAAGGGAAGCTACTAGCTTCCTTTTTTTATAAATAAAACGGTACATCCTTTTACATTTAATGGGAAAAACATGTTAGGATTCAGAGGATTTCTAATGGAGAAATACAACGTACTGAAGCATTTTGATCTCACTAAGAGAGGCGGTGCCCGAGTCGACGTGTTTCTGCAGAAGATAAAAGATTCAGAACCGTTTATGACAGCCAAAGG